GATTCGGGCGGAAATGGGCCCTTGGGTCCATTCTGCGCCCTATCTTCTTGTCCGCACACGGTGTGCCAACGCCCAGCACCCGCTAACTGAGACTACACGCAAGCCGCAACGTGCAGCGTAAGGAGGCCATGGGTTACTTAATCTGCACCCCTCTGCATCCTGTTTAGTAATACTTTTAATGGGGAACGGGGTCGCCACACTATGGCAAGAGGACGTAGGAACCGTGCTGAGATGGCCTTGCAGGGCTCTTTCAGCAACCTGACTGCACGGATACCCACTAACCTATGGGAGATGTTGAACGATTACGCACGCAAGAACACAGCGAACAACCGATCGCTCGCCCTGGAGAGGATTCTCCGTGAGTGGCAGGCATGGGACAACGATGTCAAAGAGGATATCAAGGACGCTCGTGCAGCTGCGCTAGAGCGTGTGCTGCCGGCATCGCCTGAGCCCGTGCCGATGGAGGATGATTGAATGAAGTGCTCGATATGTGGTTCTAAGTTGAAGTTGATTAATTCCTTTGAAGGATGGACACATTGCGGTTGCCGGAGAAGTGATTGAATGACGATCTGCCGGGAACATGTCGAGCATTATCTCAATGAGTTCTGCCTCGGATACAGCGTGTGCGACACGAAGATGATCTTCAGCCTTGAGCGGCGCACATGGTATTGCCCTGAGTGCGGGAACTCAGTACGCGTACCCAAGGAGCAGCAATCCCTGAACGAATACACACGATAGACCGGGGTTGTTCAAGTCCACTTGTTCCAATAGTGCTTGGCAATCAAGGATGCGTTGCCAGGGATGTTGAAGTAGCCAGGCGTCGGGTCATCCTCCCCTTGTGCCCAATACTGACCCTCGCCTGTGTAGAAGTCAAGGACATCGGCCGTCGCTCCTTCGTAGACGATCTCTCTCTCCTCCGCCTGGCTAACGATCACGGTACCCGTGACTGCTCCGATTGTATAACCTGCTCCAACTGCCGCTACCACCATCGCTCCCGACCCGATCGCTGCCGCCGTTCTAGTGCCCGCTGCTGCCCTAGCGATAATCGCAGCATCCCCAGCGAGGACTTTGGTCGCTCCCCATGCAAAAGGAGCGCCCCATTTTGCACCTCTCCAAAGATATCCTCTCGTCCTAGGATGGGCGATGAGGGCCCCCATAATATATTTCCAATCATCACCTTTGACTAATCGGTTCCAGCCTAGCCCAATGGCAAAACTGACAACCATTCAATCCACCGTCGCTTGCACGACATAGGATCGTCGGAGGCGTTCGATGTAGCGGAGGTCTGTCTCCTTGGCGATCAGTGCCGGCACGACTACTGCGGTTGGTGGTGAACGTATCGCATTCACATCGGCTTGGGGTGACAGGGCACTTGTGATATGCACTGCACGACAGATGTACAACTTCTGTCCTGCTGTGGCCGACCCGACTCCCCAGCTAGAGGATCGGGTTTGATTCGGCAGGAAGGGAGGGGCAGGCAATCCACCGATGAGAGTTGTGGCCCCAGTCTGAAATGACCTTGCATTCCCATAGTGGATATCTTCAAGCTCGTAGGAGTCGCCGACTCGCTTCAGACCGAATGAAGCCTCGCCTCCACTTAGACCAGGGGGAATCCAATTCCCTGAGCCAGGGACGACACCATCGAAGGTCGCATCAGTGATGTATTCCTGAGAAATGATGTCCCAGACTTGAAGCGCGCCTGCTGGATTTGTTGTAAGGTAGTTCCAATCACATCCTTCCTGAAACATCGGGTTGACGGTGAACAAGGTTTCTTGTTCGGCAACGATCCCGGAGAGGTCGAAATAACTCCGGAACACGGCCCAATAGGTCGGGTTGCCGACTGAGTCTTCTGCGGTGAGGACTTTCCATCCTCCGCCACTAGCTGTAAATGTCGAACCATCTACACCCACATCCAGCGGGGGAATGAATTGCCTGAGCAATCGTTCTTTCACTGCTTCTTTTTTCGCCATTCACTTCTTCCTCCTGGCTAATCGGTGTGCCTTCTTCGCTAATCCAGCGAAAGATGTCCGTGGATGTCGCTTCTTCAACTTCTTGTACGCCTTCGCATACCTCTTGTTGTACGCGCTCGCCTTGCGCTTGACCTTCTTCACACGCTCGGCAGTGATGATCGGGGTCATCGACGTCGATGAAGACGAATGCGAGCCTAGGGATTCCCCACAATTCGGACAGAAGTTAGCCAGGCTAACCACCTCAATTGTCACTAGCCGTACTCTGGATAGCGATGGCCATCCAATCTTTCGTTCCGAGTTTGACGATGCGACACTTGATGCGGGCAGTGACGCTCACGATTGCCGTAGCCACATCCCCACCATCAATACCACTTACCAGGTAAAGTGAATCATTGACGACCATCCTACTCTCGTCCAACTTGCCGAAGTTGTCAGGGTAGAAGTCCTGCGTCGATGTTCCAACGTTGTTGCTGAAGTCGATGTCCAGAGTTCCAGATGCAATCAATGAGTTGTCGTCTGCTCGGACAAGCTCGGAACCAGGGTTGAGGTCGGTGAGTTGGGTGGAGTAAGCACAATCCGCTGTGCATGCCTGGCTCAATGCTCCACCGAAGTCTGTACCGATCTGCAGGATGAAGTCAACTGATTCGATGGCGATTGCCTGCTGGTCGCCCACGTCAACGTACGCACCGAGGTCGATCGTACCACTCACTCTGTCTCCGCTCACTCCAGTTGCTGGAAACTCCACCGTCTCCGTCAACCAAAATGCTCCGGTCTTTGCTCTTGCCATGCGCGTACGCGGGTGACCACGGTATATAATCTATAGATTCGGGCGGAAATGGGCCCTTGGGTCCATTCTGCGCCCTATCTTCTTGTCCGCACACGGTGTGCCAACGCCCAGCACCCGCTAACTGAGACTACACGCAAGCCGCAACGTGCAGCGTAAGGAGGCCATGGGTTACTTAATCT